TACTGTTGTCGGCACATGATATACTTAAAATAATATATGTGTATAAAGTTAATGTTATCCCATACCATAACATTTGTAAATGATATTTATTGAAAAACAAATCAATCGATATTAAGATTTTATTATTATCATCTAACCCAAAATAATTTAAACCACATATTTTTAAAATAAATATAATGCCTAATATTATAAAATAAGTAGATAATGTACTTGACATTATCTTATCAAGATCTTTCTTCATAACCAAATCTCCTTATACAAAAAGTCACCCTTGAGGTGACTTATTAATTAATCTAAATCGTCATCGTCATTGCTTGCAATACTATTTCTAGGGGAATCAGATTCTTCTTCAACTAATTTTAATATTCTTTTGATATTGGCAAATACTGGTAATTCACCATCTTCGTTTGGACGTGTTCCTTCAACATGAATCACTTCACATAGAACTTTTTTACCAACTAGTTTAGGTGTGTCGTTTTTTGTATCAAATTCATCACCATCTTCAAGACCTAATGCGGTAGATACAAGCATTGACATTTGATATAATGCGCCTGAAATATCAAACTTATATTGACTATTTATAAATCCACCTTCACTATCTTGAAATGTTACTTTTAATTTGTCTGGTTTCCCACTTGGTGTTACTTCTGCTTTTGTAATAGTTAATACTCTTTCTCCTTCTGGTACAGTTTTAAAATTACCTTTTAAATTCATTTTAATCATCATAATTATTTCTCCTTACTTTTTTTATTCTTAGTTAATCTATATGTTATTGATTCTTCACAATATTTATTGTACAATGTTGGATTATCTTCTGCAAATCTTTTACTATTAAATTTCATACTAACGCTACCATTTAATTTATAAGTATCATAAGACATCTTTGTTTCACCATCTTTTAATAAATTAATCATTTTATCTTTGATAGCGTCTTGTATTGTTTTTAATTCTTTTTCTTTACTTTCAATACCCGTTTCATTTTTTATTTTAATTATATCTTGTTCTAATAATTCGGCACTTTTACATAATTCATCTAAACTATTGTCATTTGATGGATTACTAGTTCTTAATATATCAAGATATTCTTTATCCAATTTTTCATCAAATTCTGGTGAAATACCTGTCTCTATATATTTTTCCCACCATTCTTCGCAATATTTTATTGCGTCATCAAATGTTATCATATCGCCATTTGGCATTTCTATCAACACATCTTTTATTTTTTTAACAACCATTTTTGTATTTGTTTCGTTTGGTTCAAACATTTCTGGATGATTATAATCATCATCTTGTAAAAAAGCACATATAAATAGTACTCTATCCAATTTTTTTAAATACGAATATTCACAACCTTGTAATAAATACTCAATCGGAACTTGATTGTTCTCCCAAAGATGTGGTTTTGAACTTGTTTTACATTCGACAATCATTGTCAATGTTTTTAAATCATCTTTTGTAGCAACAGCATCTATTATCCCGCCAAATATATTACTATCATCAATGAAATTATTCCATTTGTATTTATCTATATTATTCCCATAATATTCTTCTATACTCATTACATTTGGGAATCTATTTCTTACAAAATCGATTAATTTAGGTTCTATGGCTTTTCCAGCAAGAGTATATTTAGAATCTTCGAAAGGAAGTTTAACAAGTTTTGTTATTTCACACCATGCACCGAAAGGTGATTGATATTTATTTAAACCAAGTACACTAGCAACACGATGTCCTGTAATTCTTAATCGTTGTTTAGGTGGTTCAGGAAGAATGATATTTTTACCATTCTCTCCATATCGCCATTCTTTAGCCATAATTATAATCCAACCTTTTCCATTTTATTTTTGACTTTAAGGTCGATTTCCATTAAATCAACTGATGTACATTTACCACTCATTATTTTATCAAGTGTCTTTGTACCCCATTCATTATCGTTTAATTTCTCTCTAACTTTCATAATATTTTCACAAATATTTTTTATATCTTCTTCATCAGAATCTTCATGTTGTTCTTGTTTTACAACTTCTTTTTTTATCTCTGCTTTCTTTTGTTCTGGAATATATACAGGAACTTTTGGAAGTTCACTTTTCTCAGTTTCTTCTGGAACTAAAGTTTCGTCATTACCATTTTTTGGTGTAAAGTTTTTATAAAACCATGTTCTAAATGCCATTGTTGATGCCCCTGACACAGCTTTGTCCATTGTATCACTACCTTGACCTATTGTAGTATATTTTTTTACTACACCAGTATCTATATCAGTAAATGATGCAGTACATTTTACTGTAGCTAAATGTATAGGAGGTCTACCACTAGGCTTTATACAATCCTTATCAAATGAAATAACATCATTAACATCAAATGCAAAATCTAAACCAACTTTTATAGATTCTTCTTGAACTGCATCGTAGATTTGATTAATACTATAATACTCACCTCCACCTAAATTGGATGGCAATTCTTTATCAAGAATGAATCCCCTTTTTCTTATATTTTTTCTAAATTCATTTAGTTTTTTTGATAATTTTGCATAAGCAGTTTCTTCCATATTATCATCTCCTTTTTTCGACTCTTTAATTTTATTAACTAATTCTTCATTTTGTGACATAGATTGTTGTAATCTTGTTGCTAATTCAAATTCACTATTTTCTTTTTCTTTCAACTTATCTTCTAATTCTTGTTTAGTCATGTTTACCTCATCTCCTTTTACACTATCTATATTATCATATTGTACTTTATTAGTCAATGCTTTTTTACGTTCTTTTATTATTTTTATCAAATCTGCTTTTTTGGTTTTCTTCTCAATATCTATATTAAGTTCCTTTGCTAAATCAAGAAGTTCTTCTTTTTTATATTTCTCTAGCGTTCTGCCGCCAATAAATTTAATATATTTTTCATTAGCAAAGTCAATATACCATTGTTTATTTATATCATTTATTGTACATTCATTTCCATTATCAACAATTGGATCGGTAGGACAATTAGCAAGTGAATCTCTTCTTCCATCTGGTTTTACTTTAATTATAGTTCCACGTGGAACATTACCTGCATAAATTCTATTATTTCTTTGAAGTTCTATATCACCATCTGGTGATTCTTGGACACATTTTTCATAAGTCGATCCTAAATGTGATATAATTTGAAATCTAAATATATCATTACATTTATTTATTGTTTCTTCAATTGGAATATCAAATAACAATTTTTTTAGAAGTGCTTCACTTACGATACTCATTGAATTACTTTTTAAACTTTTTTTATAAGAATATTTAAATTTCTTTTCTTCTTTATTCCATTTGAACTTATGCTCTCCACGAGTTAATTCACCCCCTTTATAATGCACTTCATAATTATTATTACCAGTTTGAACTATTTCTGCGTAATTATTTACGTCTCGCATTACAATTTTTACAATTTTATCTTCTTCCAATTCAAGTCCAGTTAATTTTTCCCAATTATGTAATACATCATGAGCTTGTTCTTTATATTCTTCTTCAATTGTGTACATCACGGCATCTGTGTTTGCTGATACCATTTCAAGGGTTGGTATTTCTTTTAAATCATAAATAAGTTGTAGAATAAAACATTGCGCTGTAGTGCATATACTAAATCCTTGTAAGTTGTCGTATAAAGCATTGAAACTAGCTCTTAAAGTTCCAGTTAAGTATACGCATTTAAAGGTAACTTTAAACCTAGTTTTAAATCATCGTTTGTAAGACTAAGAGGTTTAAGAAATTCATCAGGTAATTCACCATGTTTTGCTTTCATTCTCATTGAAAGTAAATCAGTATAAGCTTGTTTATCTTTTTGATTTCTACTTGAATAACCATATAATCTGACTAGGTTAGGATATAGTGAACCTACATCCCAGTTCTCTAAAACACGCATTTATTCATCACCTTCTTTCTTATGGAATTTCCATTTAAAACCATTTAATAACTTATTATGTTTACAAGCATATGAAAGACTATGATAAGGTAAATTTAGTTCTTTTTCAGCGAGATGCATAGATTCATACGTTTTTATAAAAATATTGTTTTCGTCATAGCAATCAACGGGTTTTGATTTATGATGTTTTAAACCGATATTATACTTAAAAGGTGTATAATGCCTATTTTTCTTTATACAGTCTTGCATATTATCTGAATGTGTTCCCACTCTTAAATTACAAAGCCTATTATCACAAATGTTTTCAGTAACATCTATATCATGTAATATTTCTTCATTTTTATGAGCATTTAAAAAAATTTCTCCCATTAAACGAGATACCGTGTAATTTTTTCTTTGTTTATTATTTTTATCAGTTAATTTTATCATGTAATAACTGTGGGTATTTTTCCAAGGCTTTAATATTTTAATACAATCTTGTTTTTTATTATATCTTAATGTCTTTATTCTACTATAATTAGAAATATACATATAATTACAAAAGGATATTTTTAACCAATATTCATTTGGTAAATCTTCAATATTATACCACCTATCGTCATCTGGTGTAATAAATATTTGTTCACATTTTACTAGCATTTTAAATCATCACCTATGTATCTAAGTTATCTTTTTCTTCTTCACCAAGAACCCAACGAAGTGTACCTAACACACCATTCCAAAAACCACACTCCCAATTATCAAAACCTTTTTTAACTTCTGGATATTCTTTTTCAACTCTTTTTATGGATTTTAATCTTCCTTTTTCAATGTTAGGTATGTCACATGGATGACTTCTCATAAACCATACTTTGTCAAAAGCTTCATCCATATATTTCTTTATTTCTTTTTCTGTTCTTATCTTTTTATTTCCCATTATATAATCCATCTCCTTCATATTTTTAATCGCAATATAATACTTCGTTTTCTCCATACACAAATGTATTTTCCTTCGCACCATGTAATCCACCGTAACCCAATTGTATTAAGCAATCATCTATTTTAAAACTCGGTGCTTCAATATTATAGTTTAAATCATTATGTGCAATAATATCATCGAAATAATCTAATACACTTTGTGGTATCTTTGATTTATCAATAACATCTGGATAAACATATGCAAAATTGTCATCATGTTCTTTCCTCTTAGCTCCAAGTAATACTGCTGTCAAATTAGCATCAGTCAAACTAAGTGCATATTCTTCATCAATATTTCCAAGCCTTGCAATAATATACTTTGATTTAAATCTAGTCATTAGCATATCAAATATTGGAAATAATGCTTCAACATCACAAGTACAATAATATAGAACTTCTTCATATTGTTGTTTATTCCATTTGTCAGGTAAATCGAAAGGAACTGTAGTTTCTGTAATATTCATACATAAATTTCCTTCTAGTTCCTTTAATGATTTCCTAGGAATAATGCAATTGATTAAATCTATTTGTGTTGGTAGTTTTGCATAGCCTGTATCAATATCCCAAGCGTTACCACCATTAACTATATAATCTGCTACTTCTTTTATTTCCTCAGGTGTATAATTATTTAAACAACATTTTAATATCCATTTATCGAATCCATTGTTATTATATCCCATTAATATAGGATTATATTCATCAATGAAGTTTTGATAATCTTCTGGTAATGCGTTATGAAAAACTACTTTTTGTTTTGTACGATAATTTATAAAGACAAATAATGTATCATGCGCGAATGTTTCGCAGTCGTATCCCCAAATTCTATCTAATAACGAATCAAAACTCATTGTTTGTCCTCATTATTGTCTATGTTATTTAAGAATTCCCTATGCATCTCATAATTTTTTTCTGCTTGTTTTTTTGCTGAAATACCAGACCAAATTAGAATTACTAAAAAACAAGATATAAATCCTAATACAAAATAGAATACACTAGCTGGAATCATAATCATATTATTCACCTTCTTTTATATAAGTTCTTCCCTTAATTATTGTATTTTTTTTATTATTATATTCAGGTTCTTTGGACACCCAAAACATTTTTGTTTCTTTACTTCTTTGTTTATAATATTTTTGTTTTTCTTTATAATTTTTAAATTGTTTTTCCATATTTATTTCTCCTTATATTTAGTTATAATAATCATCATATTTGTTATACATGCTATAAACATATTCTTCAAATTCATCAGTATCATACTTATTACTATCAACAAACAATATGATATTAGATTCAAAATATTTAATAGCTGCTTTCAATTTATCTGAGCAAATCCTTATTCTTATATATTTTCAAGGCGTGTCATCATTGGGCCTTGTTCAAAAAATATACAGTTTTTTGAACAAAACTAAATTTTTCAGCATTATCAATAATTGTTAATAATTTTGTATCTTTAATATATTCTATTTTTATAAATCTGCCATTCATCCCAGTCGCATAATCCTCGTCAATATAAACAATATCATCTAATTTTTCGTTATTATAATAAATATCAAAATCATATAAACTTTTCATAAAATATCCCATCCTTCTCTTTTATATACACTTTTTCTTTTTGCAGTAAATCTATCAAGCATACCAACATTATCAATTAAATCATATACTTTTGCTAATGTTTTGCCTTCACTAGGTCTTTGGCATCTACCAACGCTTTGAATGACAAGTCGTTCATCTTTTACAGGTGTAGCCATTATCAAATATTCTAATTGTGGTATATCAAGACCTTCTGCTACTAACGAATAGCTAGCAAACAACACATTATACTTATTATCTTTAAAATCAGCAATAGATTGCTTCCTAATATCTTTTTTTGTTTTACCATCAATATATACTGAATTTGGAGTTTTTTCACTAAGATAATGCAATTGGTCGACTCTTTCTGAAATAACTATCGTAGGCTTATCTAAGCCATGTAAGATAGATAAGATTTGTTGATTTCTTTCTTCGTCTTGTGATATATCTGTTATTAATTTTGTAAACATTATTCTGCCAGTTTTATCATACACATCTTTATCCATTACTGAATAATTAGTTTTTACAAAAGTTATTCTAGCTGGTACTTGAAACATATTACTTGGTACTTTAACAACTGGTTTACCTTCATAATAACCTATTAATTTATCTTTTGTATCATTCTTTTTTAATTCATAAATAACATTCCCTATTAATTTCGGAATACATTTCCATAAATCATTAGATGTTTTTAGAGTAGCGGTACAACCTAATTTGTATCTAGCACTAAAATATTCCATACACGTTTTAAACTGCATCACAGATTCATCACTTACCATACAATGTTGAACTTCATCTCCAATAACACAACCAAATGTATCTTGTGGTATTTCATCTCTTTCAATAACTTTTACTAGAGTTTGTATAGTTGCAAAAACGAAATCTCCAGAATAATCACATTTACCTTCTGTTATTCTACTTGTCTTACCATTAGTAAAATTTTTAATATAACTTTCAGCTTGTACTAATAAATCTTTTGTAGTACACAACCACAATGTTTTTTGTTTTAATTCACAGGCCGTTTGTAGTAACGTACAAGATTTTCCAGTACCACACGGCATTATTATCAAACCATTACAGTATTTTTTGACAGCTTGTGGTACTGGTTTTTGATAATCTCTTAAAACAATATTACTTTTTATATTTATTTTTTTACAAACAGAATAATCTTTATAATCTTCTTTGTATGGATGGATTTGCCATATATCATCGAACACACCACAAGGAAGATATATGTGATTGTTATATAATTCATATAATTTAATTGTTTTACTTGTTTTACCTAAGTAAAAACCCATACGTCTTTTTTTATCATAAGTAGGATTTTTATAAGTATAATTGATTTTTACGAAATCAAGTATTTCTTTGGTAGGATCTATTATTTCTATTATATTACTTAAACATATTTTCATAGACATATTTATAACCATTTATTTCTATATAATTTTTTAATATTTTATAACATTTACTTGAACAAAAACTTACATCATGTATAAAATCATTAACACAATCATATTTTTTAACAATATTACCACAATTATCAATTTTTAATACTGATTTAGCATTAAAATGGTTTTTTCCTTTCTTGTATATTCTATTATTTGAACCATTTTTATTCCTATTCAGTTTAAGCATATGTTGTGTGTTTTCACTTCTTGTGACCCATTCAAGATTTTCTACTCTATTATCACATAAATTATTAGTAACAGGATTAATATGATTTACCTGAGGTTTATTTTCAGGATTAGGTATAAACGTTTCTGCTACTAGTCTGTGAATTTGTTTATTATATTTTTTATTATTCTTTGTCAATACAACACCTAAATATTTATTATGTTTTAATTGACATCTACATATTTTTTGTTTAATAGTATTATATTCATGATTCAAAATATATGATTTAATTATTTTTTCTAATCGTTTAACTCTACCATAATTGCTTATTTGGTAAAGCCCTTCAAAATCTTTAATATCTTTCCATTCTTCATTGGGTAAATCCTGAAGGTCTAGCCATCGTTCGGAATTAGGTCTTATATAAATCGATTTCATTATTACCACCTTTCATCTATTAGAAATATTTTATTTTCTTATATTTGCACAAAAACAATCAGTTGCTAAATCTAAATATCCTTTTTCTTCAAATATTGGTTTTGCTTTTAACCAAGTTGTCCAATAAATTCCTAAATTATCAGATTTTATCATAATATAAATATTGTTATTATATTTCTTTACAAAATTATCCAATTCATCTCTTTTTTTATTAATCCCATTTGCTTTATAATATAATTTCTTATGTTTAATATGTTTACATTCAATAAACATGCACGAACCATTTCTAGCAATAATTAAATCACAAATAGTACCATTGAATTCGGTAGGAAATTTATATGTGAAAAATCCTCTTTTATGATAATAATCCATTAATTCCTCTTCCCAAGATTTTCCAACCTTATATTGTGTTACCCCCATAATTTCACCTTACCAATGAGCTTAATTCTTTTTGAGTATCTGCATTTTGTTAAAAAATTATTCATTTGATATGGACTATCAAATATTTTTACAAATTCTTTATCATTTTCCAAATTTTTGAAATAACATTTATACATTTTATTCTCCTCGTTCTTTTAAAATAGTTTTATTATAATTTTCCATAACCATATAAGCAATACCTAAATGATTGTGTATTTTAGCCATTGTTTGTTCTCTCAATGGTCGAAATGGCTTTTCTGTATTAAAAAATTCTATAAGCGTACCATAACATAAACCACATTCCTTTGCCAATTCTCTTATAGAACACTCTTTACTACGTTTGATATAAACCATTTGTTTATAAAAATCTGTATCCATAAACAATTCCTCCTTACAAATATAATATAACATATCTTATTTAATTAGTCAATAGTTATTAGCCATTTTGACAAAATAAAATAAATCTGTTACAATGTAACATGTGTTAGATGAGACATATCATCTACACAGCAATTATCTCATTTCAACCCACGTTAAGGTGGGTCTTTTTTTTTTAATCATCATTTAATTTTATAAATAAACAAGTTCCTCTATTTCTTTCAAATATTTTATTAACTTTATATTTAATCACCCTTTCTGGAAATGGTTTTTCTAATATATTTTCATTAAAATTAAATGCTAAACATAATATTTCATCAGAATCTAATCTAGTATTATAATATAAATTTGTTATATACATGAATAATTGATTATCTCTATCACCACATTCAACTGAAATAGGCTTTTTATAAGGCTCTTTTTTTATATCAGATTTTAAATTCGCATGTTCTAATATATATTGTTTAAGTTCAAGTGGTATTGACTTGGGATTACAATTATTTGGAGTAACAAATTCATATTTTTTTCCATTTATAATACTAGGTTCAACTACGATATATCCATCGGTTCTACAATCTATACCTGGATAATCTTTAAATATATTAGAATTATTAGCAACATTTTTAAGATCATCATCAGTTTTAAATATCATATGCTGCCCACCACTTGGTGTTTTTTGAATACATTCCAATGTTTTACAATAAGCATTAATATCACCTAAATTTTTTATCAATTTATTATAGTTATCAACACCATTTTTTTCTTTATCATGTTTATCCAAATCAAGTACAAAAATATTATTAGGCGTACATGGTAAACCCCAATTACAATCAGGGCAATGCGTATACCAATATAGAACTTGCATATAATCAGATGAACAATCAT